ATTTCTCTACAAGCTGTCGAAGAATCGGACTTATCCAACGTCTCTCACAATCCCAAATCTCTCTTCGCGATTTGTATTTTGAGATACATTCCATATCATAGCCTATTGCCGTATCTTGAGCAAGACCTTTCCACACTCCTGGGATTCCAAATAGTGCTTCCTCTATTGTCCATGGCCGAACATTCTTCAAATTCATATACTTTGGGAAAAACCCGTCGAAAATGATTGAAGGATGCTTCAAAACCAGTTCCATCATCCATTTAGTCATCGGTCGCATAGGTGAGCGACCCAACTTCTTCATGGCCGAATCTAGAGGAAACACTACTTCATCTCTAAATCGTGACACCTTCAAAATCGCAGGGTAAGTTTTAATTGGATACATAGGATCCATATTTCCATTACCTTGTGCTTGAGTAGCTATCAGATTAGTCTTATCAGGAATGATCTTCTTCTTAACTACTTGTCCCATATAAATGTACTTTCCAGTATACGTAGGCGGGGACACTTCCGGAGTGATATATTTCAACCACTCAGGAATATACGCCTGCGCATCAAAACCATCTTCTTTTAGATCCGACTGAAAAATCGGAACAAAATAGCTATCATTGCCTGATCTTCCTGAATGAAGACCTACGACTTTAACAACATTAGTATGGTCCTGGTTTGTGTAAACTTCTCCGCAATCTCCGGCATTCCCCATAGCTCCTGCTAACGTGTAATAGTTTTTAATATCTACTTTCCCCACGTTAGTGGTCTCTGTTATCGGGGTCGTGCCTTTAACTGCTCCATTTCGACGAATTCTCTCTATAACTACCTGTCCATTATTCATAACAGTCTTTGTCATTCGAGAAAACTCCGCTTCCATGTTCATGTTCGAGTACATATCGTCCATGTTCTTATAAAGTTTGTTTTTTAGCGATTGCTGTGCATTCATGATTTTGGGGTCAAAATCAAGATACACAAGATCTCGGAATTGCGGAGCCCGAGAAACTCGTACGTGTTCCGCCAAACACGTAGTAGTTACTACTCCATTATTGATTAATTCAACTCTCTGATAATCATAACCATTAATAAACCAGTGCTCGTTCGTAATAAAACGACGACCACTTAGGATACCTTTAGCTGTGATAAACCCTTCTGCATACTGCAAACGGACCTCTCTCATAAAAGCTGATAATCCTCCTACTTGCATTCCCACATCGTTCTGAGCCGTGTACTTCTTCCATTTGTACATGTCTTCAAAGAAACCGAGGTGAAAACCTTTCTCTCGTATTATAGGCAAAATTGTCTGCATTGCCTGGGCAGCCTCATCATCATTACGACAGGTATACATTCTCGCAACACACTCATTGAAAACTGGATCATCATCTTTTATTGACGAATGATATCCACTTTCAGCAAGAGTTTGCGAGTTAGTACGCCATCCCGTATGTCTAAGGTAACCATCAATGGGCTCATTCCATTCTTCAAATGAAAGAGCCCTATATAAAGTTCCTCCTTGAGTGACTACTGGCAATCTAGCTCCTGGTAAT